GGGCTATGAGCCAGGAAGACCCGACCGATTTGGTGACCCAGCAGAAGAGCGCCGAGGCGAGAGCCCAGGACGCACGGAACCGCAGGGACACCGACAAGGCCGATCTGGAATGGCTCATGGCCACGCCTCGAGGACGCCGGATTGCCTGGCGTCTGCTCGAGGCCACGGGTCTCTACGTCTCAAGTTTCACTGGCAACAGTGAGACGTTCTTCAGGGAAGGCAAGCGCGCCATCGGTCTCGAGTTCCAAGGCAAGGTCGCCAAGGCCGCGCCGCTCGGTTTCCAGACCATGATGCAGGAGCATTTCGGACATGACTGACACTACGCTGATGACGGCCGACACACCCACCGATGAAGCCGCATCGCAGACCGCGGGCGACGTCGCCAACACCGACGCCACCGCACAGCAGCCGGTAGCCGAAGCCGCCCCGACCGATCCGGTCGAAGGCGAACAGGCGCAGCAGGCCGAAGGCGACAAGGCCGAAGACGCACCGCAAGGAGCGCCCGAAGCCTACGAGGATTTCTCCGTGCCCGAAGGCGTCGAACTCGACGCTGAACTGCTCGGCGAGTTCAAGAACGTCGCCAAGGAACTCAACCTGCCGCAGGACGCCGCGCAAAAGGTCACGGACCTTGGCGTGAAGCTGGCCCAGAAGTGGGCGGCTGAACACCAACAGGCGACGAGCGAAATGTTCGCCGACTGGAAGGGCCGTGCCGAAACCGACAAGGAGTTCGGGGGCGATGCTCTCCCGGTCAACTTGGCGGTCGCGAAGAAGGCAGTCGACCAGTTCGGCACGCCGGAACTCCGCGAACTGCTGGACGTACACCGCCTCGGCGACAACCCGGAAGTCATCCGGTTCATGTTCCGTGTCGGCAAGGCCATCAGCGAAGACACGTTCGTGGCGGGGGGCAAGTCCTCCCCTGCCCAGGACGCAGCCAAAATCCTTTTCCCCAACATGAACTGACTGGAGAACTACCGTGGCCACCCTTTCGGATACCCACCCCACTCTGCTGGACGTTTCCAAGCGTCTGGACCCGGCTGGCAAGGTCGACAAGATCGTCGAAATCCTCGCCCAGACCAACGAAATCCTGTCCGACGCCGTGTACATCGAAGGCAACCTGCCGACGGGTCACCGCTCGACGATCCGCACCGGCCTGCCTGCCCCGACCTGGCGCAAGCTGTACGGCGGCGTTCAGCCGACCAAGTCGCGCACCGCCCAGGTGACCGACAACGCCGGTATGATGGAAGCCTACGCCGAGGTCGACAAGGCCCTGGCTGACCTGAACGGCAACACCGCCGCCTTCCGCCTGTCGGAAGACACCGCCCACATCGAAGGCATGTCGCAAGACCTCGCCTCCTCGATCTTCTACGCCGACGAAGATGTGACCCCCGAGAAGTTCACGGGCTTCGCCGCTCGCTACTCCTCGCTGTCCGCTGAAAACGGCCAGAACATCAACGCCTCGGCCGCCGACGGCTCCAACTCCACCAACACCTCGATCTGGTTCATTGGCTGGGGCCCGAACTCCTGCTTCATGACCTACCCCAAGGGGTCCGTTGCCGGTCTCAAGACCGACGACAAGGGTCAGATCACCATCGAGAACGTCGATGGTGCCGGTGGTCGGATGGAAGCCTACCGCACGCACTACCGCATGGACGCTGGCCTGGTCCTCAAGGACTGGCGCTACGTCTACCGCATTCAGGTTGACTTCGCCGAGTTGACGAAGGATGCCGCGACCGGCGCTGACCTCATCGACCTGATGACGGACGTCGCCTCGTTCATCCCGAACCTGACCGGCATCCGTGGTGCCTTCTACTGCAGCCGCCGCGTTCACAGCTTCCTGCGCCGCCAGATGGTCAACAAGGTCAAGAACTCGACCCTGATGATGTCGGACGTCGCTGGCCAGTCCGTGATGACCTTCGACGGCTTCCCGGTTCGCCGGGTCGACAGCCTGCTGCACACTGAAGCAAAGGTCGCCGCGTAAGCGGGGCCCCTGGAGAACAAGAACATGATCCTCGACGAACGTAACGAGTTCGCAGATGCCACCTCGGTGGCAGCTGCGGCAGGCACCGCCCTCATCGGCGATGTCATCGACCTGGGTGCTGCCTCGCGCGACATTGGCGCGGGCCAGCCCCTCTATCTCATCATCAACACCGCCACCGAGATCATCACGGGCGGCGCTGCTGGTACCATCGAGTTCCGCCTGGTCTCGGACAGCACGGCCAACCTGGCCACGTCCCCGACCGTGCATTACTCGAGCGGCACCCTGGTGACGGACGATGCTGCAGCCAACGACGCCCGCCTGAACGCGGGTGGTCTGATCTGCTCCATCGCCCTGCCGCAGGGCGCGGTCTACGAGCGTTATCTCGGCATCCTCGCCGTGATCGGTACGACGACCGTCACGGCCGGCGCGATCAACGCCTTCCTGTCGCCTGATCCGTACCCGGCGCACCGCTACTACCCCGACGCGATGCCGGTCTAAGGGGCTGAACCGTGAGCAAAGCCCGCATTGACGCCCAAGGCCGACGCTTCGACGCTGAAGGCCGCCGCGTCTACGACAAGGCTGGGAAAAACACCTGGGTGGAAGCTATCCACCCGGGTGTCTACCCCGCCAACCACTTCCGCCCGGTGGGCTCGAAGTTCCAGCTCGCCGAAGGCCACGGCATCGTCGACTGGATGGTTCTTGTCGAAGACGAAGCTCCCCGCAAGGCTGCCCGGGCACCCAAGCCCGCCCCGGCTGCCGTCTTCCCCGCAGAAGTGGAACAGGCCCTGGCCGAAGCCGCCGAAGTTGGCGAAGAGCAGAACGACCTGGTCTAGGCCAGAACCAACCCCCTCCCCGTAGGGGTTCCGAGCCGGGGGCCCACAAGCCCCCGGCTCTTTTCTTTGAGGTGATCCCCGATGGCCTGCAGGCCTGGCGTCAAGATGTTGGCCGACCCGAAACCCTGCGCGAGATGCGCGGAGGTGCTGCCCCGGTCTGCGTTTGGTTCGTTGAACAGCGCGAGAGCACCGCGTGCCGTTAAGGCCTACTGCCGCCCGTGCGTAAACGCCAAGGCACGCGATAGGCAAAACCAAACGCCCGCCACGCTGGACCGCAACCGCCGCCGCTGCAAGCTCAAGAAGTTTGGGCTGACGCTGGAGGATTTTGACCGTCTGGCTCAGGCGGGCTGCGCTCTTTGCGGGGCCACCGAAGCTGGCGGAAAAGGCCGTTTCCACGTAGACCACGACCACGCCACGGGCGCGTTCCGTGGGCTGCTCTGTCACTCGTGCAACACGGGGCTTGGTCACTTCAAAGACCAAAGCGCCGTGCTCGAAAAAGCGGCGCGGTACGTGCGCCAAGGAGGCTTCCTTTGACAACTTCCGTAGCGATTGCCAACCTGGCCCTGTCGCACCTCGGCGACGACGCCACCGTCGTGAACCTCGAGCCGCCGGAGGGCAGCGCGCAGGCCGAGCAGGCCGCCCTGTTCTATCCCATCGCGCGCGACGCGCTGACCGAGATGTATCCCTGGAACTTTGCGCTGCGCCGCGTGGCGCTGGCGCTGCTCGACGAAGAGCCCAACACGCCGTGGGCCTACGCCTACGCGCTGCCGTCGAATGTGCTCGGTGTGTTCGCCGTCCAGGGCCCCGAAGACACCGACGATTTCGTGGGCACCGCCTACGGCCCGCTGGCCGCTGTCAACGGGGTGAACGACTTCGAGATCGAGGGCCTCTCCGACAATACCCGCGTGCTCTACACCAACGTGGCCGACGCGCGCATCCGCTACACCGCTGCGGTGACGATCCCCAGCTTCTTCCCGCCGCTCTTCACCGTGGCTCTCTCCTACTTCCTGGCCAGCTTCCTCGCTGGCCCGGTGCTCAAGGGCGAGACGGGCCGCACGGTTGCGGCCCAGATGCTCCAGACGATGGGCGTCTACCTCAACCAGGCCCAGCTCAAGGACGCCAAGCAGCGGCGCGCCAGTCGCGTGCGTGACGCGCATATCGCCCCCTGGGTGGGCGCACGCTGATGGGTGCCACCACGCGCACCAACTTCCGCTCGATGGCCGGGGGCGAGATCACGCCCGAAATGTACGGCCGCATCGACGACGTCCGCTACCAGACCGGGCTCGCCCTTTGCCGGAACTTCGTCACCCTGCCGCACGGGCCCGCGCAGAACCGCGCGGGCTTCGAGTTTGTGCGCGCGGTGAAGGACAGCACCAAGAAGACCCGCCTGCTGCCCTTCACCTTCAGTGCCACCGACACGGTGGTGATCGAGTTCGGCGCGGGCTATTTCCGTTTCCACAGCCTGGGAGGCACTGTCCTCTCGGCTGGCGTGCCCTACGAGATCGCCAACAGCTACGCAGAGGCCGACCTGTTCAAGGTCAAGTTCGTGCAGTCGGCCGACGTGCTGACGCTGGTGCATCCCGACTACGTCGTGCAGGAGCTGCGCCGCTCTGGCCCCACGAGCTGGGCCCTGACCAACGCCACCACCGGCCCCGGCATCACCGCCCCCGCGGGCCTGGCCGTCACGCCGACCACGGCGGGGGCGAGCTTCCTGCGCAACGACGCCTACGTCGTGACCTCGATCAAGGATGACGTCGAAAGCTCGGCGTCGGCGGCTGTCACGGCGACCAACAACCTGACCGCAGCCAACACCTACAACACAGTCAGCTGGACGGCACGCACCGGGGCCACGGGCTACCGTGTCTACCGCCAAGCGGGGGGCCTCTTCTACCTGATCGCCGTGCTCGACGGCAACGGCTCGGTCAGCGTGATCGACGACAACCTGCCTGCCAACGGCGGCATCACGCCGCCCCAGGCCTCGGACCCCTTCGCCGCGGGCAACGACCCCGGAGCGGTGACCTACTTCGAGCAGCGCAAGGTGTTCGGCGGCTCGACGACGCAGCCCCAGAACATCTGGACCACGCGCACGGGGTCGGAGGTCGACTTCAACTTCTCGGTGCCGCCGCGCGACGACGACAGCATCCAGTTCGAGATCGCAGCGCGCGACTATAACCAGATCATCCACATCGTCCCCCTCCAAGACCTGATCGTCATGACCCAGGCGGGCGAATGGCGCGTGTTCTCCGGCAACACCGCCCTGACCCCGGGCAGCTTCGGTGTGCGGCCGCAGTCGTTCGTCGGCGCGGGCCACGCCACGCCGATCACCACCGGCTCGAACCTGATCTTCGCCGACACGGCGGGCCACGTCCGCGAGATGTCGTACCAGGACACCGCCGCCGGTTATCTGACCGGCGACCTGTCGCTGCGCGCCCCGCACCTGTTCGACACCTACGAGATCGTCGACAGCGCCCAGACCAAGTCGCCCTACCCGATCCTCTGGTTCGTCAGCTCGAGCGGCAAGCTGCTGGGCCTGACCTACATCCCCGAGCAGCAGGTCGCTGGCTGGCACCAACACGACACGGCCGGTGTCTTCGAGAGCATCGCCTCGGTGCGCGAGGGCAGTGAGACGGCGCTCTACGCCATCATCCGCCGCGAGATCAACGGCAGCTCTGTGCGATACGTCGAGCGCATGCGCAGCAGGGCTTTCACCGACGCGGCCGACGCCTTCTTCGTGGACGCAGGTGTCTACTACAGCGGCGCTGCCATCGACGAAGTGACGTCGGGGTTGGCCCACCTCAACGGCGAGACCGTGTCGATCCTGGCCGACGGCGCTGTCTGCCCGCAGCAGACAGTTTCAGCGGGCGGCCTGCCCGAGCCGCTGCCCGCCGAAGCCTCGACGATCATCATCGGCCTGCCCATCGAGGCCGACCTCCAGACCCTCCCCTTCGCCGTCGAGATGCCGGGCGCGGGGCAGGGCCGACCGAAGAACGTCAACGAGGTGTGGCTGCGCGTCTACCGCAGTTCCGGCGTGTTCGCAGGCCCGAGCTTCACGAGCCTGACCGAATACAAACAGCGCACCACCGAGGCCTACGGCGCGCCGCCCAACCTGACCACCGACGAAATCGCCATCAAGATCGGGCCCCAGTGGCAGACCAACGGGCAAATCTGCATCCGCCAGTCCGACCCACTGCCCCTGACCGTGCTGTCGATTTCCGCGGAGACCGTCATTGCCGGTTGAGGTGCGCTTCGCCCAGATCGAGGACGCTGACACCATCGAGCCGAACCTGCGAGGCTCCGACCGCGACGAGCTGGTCGCCGCCTCGGGGCCCGACGTGCTCGGCCAGCTGCGCGAGGCGGTCGAGATGTCGCGGGGCAGGCTGGGCCCGATGTCCTTTGTCGCGGAGCACCAAGGCGAGATCGTCGCGCTGTTCGGTTTCGTGCCTGCGGCCGCCCTGTCGGACACCGCCTACCCGTGGCTGGTCGGAACCCCAGGCCTCGGCCGCGCGCCCCGTATGTTAAACCGGCTTTCCCGCTCGTACTGTGCTGCCGTGCTGGCCGAATACCCCCTTCTGTTCAACCACGTCGATGCTCGTAACACGACGAGCATTTCCTGGCTGAAGAGACTGGGGTTCAGGATCGGCGAAGCCCAACCCTTCGGTGACGAAGGCCTCCCCTTCCACCGCTTTGAGATGCGAGGCCCCCTTGTGTAACCCGATGGCGATTATGGCCATGCAGGCGACGGGCGCGGCGACCTCGGCCGTTGGTGCCTATGGCTCGGCCAAGTCTCAGAAGAGCGCGCTCGGTTTCCAGGCCCAGATGGCCGACATGAACGCGCAGCTGGCAGAGCGCCGCGCGCAGATTTCCCTCGAGCAGGGAGCCTATCAGGCACAAGAGATCGAGCGCGGCGGTGCCCGGCAGAAGGGCACGCAGCGCGCAGAGATGGGGGCGAGCGGCATCGCCCTCGGCAGCACCACCGCCCAAGCCATCATGAACGGCACCGACCTGGTCACCGCCGAAGACGCGCGGCAGGCGCGGGTCAACGCCGTGCGAGAGGCCTTCGGCCACCGCACAGACGCCACCAACAAGCGCAACGAGGGCGTCGCCGCCAGGGCCAACGCCCGCGGCATCAACCCAATGGGCGTGGCGGCGACCAGCCTTCTGGGCAGCGCCACGAGCATGGCCTCCAGCTACTACGGTATGAAGAAGGCGGGCGGCTGATGGCCAACCTGCGCATTGACGACACGCGTCGCGTCGCCCCGGGCCAGGCCCAAGGCAGCCTCGCCGCCCCCGACGCTTCGCGGGGGGCGGACTTCGCTTCGCGCCAACTGCAGCAGACGGGCCAGGCCGTGTCGCAGGCCGGTAAGCTGGCCGCCGACATCTGGACGAAAGAGGCAGAGGAGGTCAACGAGGCCCGCGTCAACGACGCCCTGAACCAAGCGCAGGTCGCGGCGCAAGCAGGCCAGGCCGAGTGGGGCCAGCTCCAAGGTCTCAACGCTCTGGAAGTGGGCGAGAACAGACAGCCGGTCACGGACGTCTACGCACCGCGCTTCGAGCAGCGGGTGGGCGAGATCGCCAACGAAATGAACCTGACGCAGGTGCAGCGCGAACGCTACGCCGCCCGGGTTCAGCCCCTGACGACACGCTACCGCGGCGCGCTGGACACACACTTCGCCGCGCAGGGCGGCGTCTACAAAGGGCAGGTCTACGAAAGCGGTGTCGCCACCTGGTCCGAAGCGATCCGCATTAACTGGGACAACCCCGACGTGGTCGCCGACAGCATCGCGCAGCTGCGTTTGCTGACCGCCGCTCGCTCCCGGGACTTGGGCCTGCCCGAGGCCGCCGCCGCCATCGCCGAGCGCAACAACGTCGGTGGAGCCCTTCTCGTCGTCGTCAAAGACCTAGCCGATGAAGACGTCGTCGCGGCCGAAACCTTCTTTACGGCCAACGAAGACAGCATGACGGCCCAGCAAAGGGACGAGGCGCGCACGGTGTTGGTGCCTGCGCGCGAGGCGCGCACCGCCAACACGGTCGCCGACATGTTTGCCCCTCAACTGGGGAACGTGGTCGCCGCCCCCGGCGGCGCGTCCAACTACGAACAGTCGATGGCTTCCGTGTGGGCGTCTGAAGGCTCGGCCTTGGTGGCGGAAGACAACGGTGCGGGACGGGCTCGCTACGGCATCACGGAACGCTCGCACCCTGAAGCCTGGGCCGACGGCGACGTCACCCGCGAAGAAGCCGACGCCATCTATCGCCGGGACTATTGGGACTACATCGGAGGGGACGATCTGCCCGCGGGCCTTGCGCACATCGCGATGGACGCCGCCGTTAACCAAGGCAGGGGTGCCGCTCGGGAGATGCTGGCACAGGCCGACGGGGACGTGGCCAAGTTCGCCGATCTGCGGCGGGCCCGCTACCGCGCCACTGCCGCTAATGACCCCGACGGTTCGAGCGCCCAGTTCTTGGACGCCTGGCTCGCCCGGGCCGACAAGGTCGAGATGGAAGCCCTCGGCCAGACGCCAGCGGGCTCCAGCCGCGCGCCGACCATGACGGTCACCCAGGCCGTCGCCGCCGCCCGGGCCGAGCTTGGGCCGGGCGCACCACCGTCGTTGGTTCGGCAGACGGAAGCCGAAGTCCGTCGCCGCTACACCGAGTTCAACCAGGCCGAAGCCGAGGGTTTCGAGACCGCGCTGACTGAGGCCTACCAGTTCATCGAGACCAACAAGGCTATGCCGGGGGCGTCGGTTATCTCGCGCCTGAAGCCGGGCGTCCTGCAGACGGTGCGCAACTATTTCGAGGCGGTCACGGCCCCTCCGGTGGTGCGGACTGACCCAGACCTGGAGCTGGCCCTGGCGTCAAACCTCTCGTGGCTCGACATGACGCACGAAGAGTTCATGGCTCAGTACGGGGCCCGCCTGTCGGCCAGCGACCGCATTCAATACGCCTCCCAACTGACCCGCGCCGCCACGGCAGCAGGCAACCAGGTTCGCGAGCAAGCGCAGAGCGCCCGGGTCGTGCCCGCCCAAATATTCGGGCAAGCAGTCAACGACACCCTCGACCTGCGAGGCGTCGACCGAACTGACCTGCCCGACGGAGACAGGCAAGAGCGGGCCATGTTCATCTCGTCGCTGCGCTCGGCCGTCCTGCAAGCGCAGATCACGAAGGGCTCCCAGCTTACCGAGCCAGAGGTCCGCGCTTTGGTAACGGCGCGCGTGCAAGCCTTGACGTGGGAGCGGCCCGGGGGCCTCTTCGGCGGCAGACCTACCAATGTCGTGGGCGTCGGCTACGACGAAATGAACTCGGACAGCGTGCAGGCGGCGCGGACACGCCTGCGCGGATACGGGAACAACAACCCGACCGAAAACCAAATCTATGAAAACCATCTCCTATACACCGTCAACGGGGTGCGGTAGCACATGACTATGCAAGACGTCGACGAGGTTGAAGCCACCCGCCGCAGGCTGATGGAGGCGCTGCGCACGGGCGTGCCGCAGAACCCCGACCAACTGGCCCAAGACCGGGCCGCCGCCGCCGAGCGTGGCGTGTCGGTGCAGACGCTGCGGGCGGCTCGCGATCAGGGTCTCCCGATCCCGAACCAGAACTGGCACGCGCTGCCGGTCACGGCCCCCCGCACGACCAACTTCCTGTCCGATCCTACCAACGCCGCCGTCGCCCACGACGACGTCGAGACCCTGGCCCGCATCGAGCGGAACATGCGGGAGTACGGGCCCAACGCATTTTCGGGCCCGATGCAACCGGCACAGGGCGACAACAACATCCTCGGCTGGATGCGTGGTATCGGCACGTCTTTCACCGAGGGCTTCGCCCTGAGCCGGACGGGCCTGCAACGGCAGCTTAACGACTACCTCGTGGGTGCGGGCATTATCGACGCCCCCGCGACGGACCAGTATGGACGCGACCAGTACGACTGGCGCACCCGGCAGGCGCAGGGGCAGATGGCCCTCGCTCGCCCCGAGATCGAAAACGACCTCGCCCGCGGCGTGTACGGGGGCCTCGAGAGCACGGCACGCGCCGCCCCGGGCCTGGCCCTCTCCATCCTTCTGCGCAACCCCACACCGTCCCTCGTCGCCACGGGGATACAGACCGAGGGCGAAGCCTACGCCAAATACCGCGAGCGCGGAGGGGATGCCGCCGAAGCCACGGTAGGTGCCGGTGGCGAAGCCGCCGTCGAAGTCCTCACTGAAATGATCCCGATGGGCTTCCTTGTCAAAAACTTCGGGAAGAAGGGGGCCCTCGCCTTCGTGGGTGGCGTGCTCGCCCGAGAAGTCCCCGGCGAACTGGCGGCCACGATGGCCCAGGACGCCATCGACACGGCTATCGCCAACCCCGACAAGACCTGGTCGGAATACTGGGCAGAACGGCCCGACGCCCTTGCGCAGACCGCCATCGCTACGGTCACGCAGAGCTTGCTGATGGGTGGCGCGAACGCCGCCATCGGAGCCCTGGCCAACCGCGGCGCGAGCGCCGAGGCACAAAGCCAAAGGGCCGAGAGCGGAGCCCGCATGGTCGAGCAGCTCGGCGTCCTGGCCGCTGCCTCCAAGCTCAACGCCCGTGAAGCGCAGACCTTCCAGCAGTTCGTCGACATGGCCGCCGAAGATGGCGACGTGACCGACATCTACATCGCCACCGAGACCCTCTTCCAGTCGGCCAACGAGACTGACCTCGACCTCGACGCTCTCGCCGCCGCCGTCCCCCACGTCGCCGAGCAAATCCGCTCTGGTGCTTCCGACATCCGCATGACGGTCGGCGAATACACCGCCCACGTCGCAGGCACGCAGGCCAACGCCGCCCTCCTCGACCACCTGCGCACGGACCCCCTGGGGATGAGCCGGGCCGACGCCAAGGAGCAGCTGGCCAACCTCGACGCCACCATCCAACAGGACTTCGACAAGGCCTTCGAGCGGTCTGCAGAGACCGAGGCGGCTATGGCCTCGCGCGATGTCGTCGCCGGTCAGATCGCGGCGAAGCTCAACGCCACCGGCCGCTTCACCTCCGACGTCAACCAACGCTACGGGATGATCGTCGCCAACTTCTACTCCACCCTGGGCGCTCGCCGCGGTATGTCGGCAGAGCAGATGGCAGAGCTTATCCGCCTGGACTTTGACGCAGAGTTGCCCGGCACGAACCAGGACAACACGCTCGCCCAGGAAGAGAGCGTCGCCCTGATCCACTACAGCAGCACGGCCGGGGTTATGACCTCAGACCCCACGCAGTGGGGGGCCTCACGCGCGACGCAGAACAGCGAGCGCGAGCGCCGCAACGCGGGCGCGCCGGGCCGGACCTATTTCGGGGTGCAAGGTGTTTATCAAGGGGAGCCGCAGACGGGCATCCGAAGTCGGCCGTTCCGCTACAAAGCCCGCATCCCCGCCTCCAAGCTCTATGACTTCGACGCTGACCCGCAGGGCCTGAAGCCCACCGAGGGCACGCCGATGGAAATCGCGACCGCCTACGAGAAGGCGATCCAGGCGGCGGGCTTCAGCGGCTACCGCAGCGACGCCATGATCCCCGGCGCTGTGGCCGTGTTCGATGCTATCGGCATGGAGCAGGAGGGGCCTGTCCGCACCGTGCAGGACGCGCAGCGACTAGATGCGCGCATGCGAGAGCTGGCGCAGCAGGACCGCCTGGCGCGGCTCGCCGCGAGCACCGACCCTGAAGAGAACATCCCGACCCGCCCCGCAGAAGACTTCCGCGAGCAGGCCCTCTCCGAGCTGTTCGGCTCGAGCTACGCCCAGACCGCCACGGTGCGCGGCGGACGCGAGACCCTGAAGAAGTTCGGGCTGGACCCGAACAAACGCTACAGCACCCGACAGGTCGCCGCCGCGCTCGAAGCCCGGCAGCGGGCCAAGTGGGGTAAGATCGACAGGGACGACCAGAGCCCCGAAGCCGCGAAGAAGATCGCGGGCTGGATGGCTGAGGAGGTCATGTTCGAGATGCAGAACCCGGAGCAATCCGGGGTCGGCTGGTACTCGTACAAGTTCCAGGCTGCGCTCGACATTTTCGCCAAAGAGTTCCCCGAGCTGGCCACGGACCAGGACGCTCGCGACACCTTCACCGCCCTGATCGCCATCACGTCGGACGGCCAGAAGGTCATCCCCAACTTCCAACAGGCTGTGGGCATCTACCGCGCGATGAAGGCCAACGGCCAGTTCGTCGCCGACCAAGGCACGCAGCGCCAAGCCAGCGTAGACAACAACCTGGCCAAGATACAGGAGATGCACGACACGCTCGGCCCGGCCGCCATGCGCGAGTTTTTGCTCGGCGAGATGACGGTGTCGGAGCTGAAGAAAAAGGCCAAAGAAAGCGGCCTGGCGTTCTCGTCCAGCTACAAGTCCGACGTCAAACTGCCGATGGCCGCGGTGCTTTTCGGCCCCAAACTGGGGGCCTTCTACGCCAACCTGATGGGTGCCGACGGCTACTTGACGATGGACCGCTGGTGGTCGCGGACCTTCAACCGCTACCGCGGCACCATCTTGACCCGCGCTGGCCAGCCCGGTCTCGACGGCTTCAAGAAACTGATCGACCAGCCCGACCTGTCCAACGACGAAGTGCTCGTCGCCATCCTCGCCCCGCAAAGGGCGCTCGAGGCCCGCAAGTTCAAGACGCAACTGGCCGTCCTGGTCGGTAAATCCGAGCCCAGCAAGGCCGCCGAGAAAGCCGCGTGGATGGCCACTGCGCGCGAGCGCGCCGGGGACCGCTTCGACGCTTTGCTCCTCGAGCACAAGATCGAGCGCGCCGCCAACACCCTGTTCAAGGCCGCCTTCGTAAACCTGGAAGACCAGCCCTTCAACGCGGGCGACCGCAGCTTCATGCTCGAGGCCGTGGCCCTGGCCCGCAAGAGCCTGAAGCGCCGGGGCGTCGATATCAGCGTGGCTGACATTCAGGCCGTGTTGTGGTACTATGAGAAGCGCCTGTACGGAGAACTCGGGGCGCGGCAAACAGCGGATGTGAGTTATGAAGAAGCAGCGCAGCGTGTCGTTGACGGACGTCCCATCGATGCTGAACTCCTCGGACCCGATCTGGACAGCGACTGGGAAGATACCGCTGAACAGTCTGATCCAGGGCTTCAAGTCTTCAACCAAGGCCCCCTCCCCCGCACCGTAGACGCCTACTTCTCCCCGGCGAACCTCGGCTCGCTGCTGGAGAAGGACGACTGGGCCATCCTCACGGCGGCCAACCCGCAGGGCAACGAGGTCTCCGCAGAGGAAAACGAAGCGGCGATGGCCCGGCTGGCCGCAGACCTCGAAGCTGCTGGCTATGACTTCCAACCTTCGGTCGGCCGCTACGGCCAGATCGAGCCGGGCTTCACCGTCGTCGGTATCAACGAGAAGCAGGCCCGTGAACTGGGCGACAGGTACAACCAGCACAGCGTCCTCACTCACAAAGGGGTGATCTACCAGGACGGCCACATCGACGTGGCCGTGGGCATAACGCAATACGACACTAGGCCCGAGGACTACTTCACCGAAATCCCGGGCACGGGCGCTCTTTTCCAGCTGGACATACCGAACTGGCGACAGGGCGGGCCCCAGATGCCCGCCGTCGGCACGCCCGCCTTCAAGACCTGGTTCGGTAACAGCGCCGTCAAGAACGAGGCCGGTGATCCGCTGGTCGTTTACCACGGCACGCCCTACGACTTTAACTCGTTCCGGGGCGACGGCGTCCTCAACCTGTTCACGCCCAACGCGGAGCACGCGAGCTTCTTCGCGCGCGGCGCTGGCTCGACCATGCCCGTCTACCTGTCGATCCAGAACCCGCTGGAGATCACGCAGCAGCAGCTCGAGGACCGGCTCACGGAAGAGCAGGCCGACGACGGCATGCTGCCCCGCGACCTGCTGGAGGAGATCGTGGCCGAGGCCGTGGCGGCGGGCAACGACGGGGTGATCGTTCGCGACTTCGCCGACCTCGAATACACCGAAGACCTCTTCATCCCGGTCCAGCCGACCCAGATCAAGTCCACCCTCAACCGCGGCTTCTTCGACCCCCAGGGGCCAAACATCCTCTACCAGGCCGACCCCTTCTACTCGGCGCTCCAACGCGCTGTGGAGCAGTCGCCCCTGACCAAAGCACCGGCCGCGCAGTGGAAGGCGACGCTCGCCAAGACGGCTGGGGTCAAGAAGGAAGAGATCGAGTGGTCGGGGATCAACGACTACCTCGACGAGATCACCACCAACGGCCCGTGGGCGCAGGCTCCGGGGCCGGAAGTGCGGATGCGCGTGCCGGATAGCTACACCGACGACAAGGGCAACATCACCCGCGAGGCCGTCCTCGGCTTCCTGCGCGCTGGCGGCGTGCAGCTTGAAGAGACTGTGCTGGGTGGCCGAGCCCAGGTCGCCGAACAGATCGTCTTTGACGAAGCCCAAGGGGGCTACGCTTTGGCCATGTTCGACGGCACTATCCTCCCCGGTCCTGTTTTCGACACGCGCGAAGAAGCCGAACAGGAGGCCGAACAAGACAACGACACGCAGTTCATCACCTACAAGCTCCCCGGCGCGGACGACACCTACCACGAAATCCTCCTGAGCCTCCCCAACATCGAAGGCCCCTCGACGCACTGGGACAAACAGAACGTCGTCGCCCACGCGCGCATCACCGGCCGCGAGGACGCGGCGGGCAAGCGCGTGCTGTTCATCGAAGAGCTGCAGAGCGACTGGCACCAGAAGGGGCGGGATCAGGGTTACCAGGCCCCGTACGATCCGGTCGAGGAAGCGGCTGCGCGGGAAGCGGTATCGGCGTCGAGCGCCGCCTTGACGGAAGCGCGCAGGCCTTTTGTCGCGGCGACGCAGGCGGCGCTGGCGCAGAGCATTGCCGAGACCGAGGACGCCATCCGACAGGCCGAAGAAGCCGGGATGTCGGAGAGCTTGCGCGACAACCTGCGCGAGGGCGTTAACATCCTCAAGGACGCGGCCACCAACCTCGACAGCAGCGTCAGCATCGAGGCCGGTCGAGGCATCGACAGGGGCTCCGACAGCACCCTGATCGCCGAAAACCTTTACCGGCGTTCACAGCGCGGCGACCTAATGATGCGGCGCGACGACGCGCTCAAAGCCGCCTACGACGCGATGCTGGCGGCGGGGCTCGCCCACAACGAAAACTCACAGCGGCTGCAGAACGCTCGCTCGCCCGCAGGCATCGCCGACGCCCCTTGGAAGAAGAGCTGGGACGCCCTGCTCATGAAGCGGATGATCCGCTACGCCGTCGACAACGGCTTCGAGCAGATCGCCTGGATCAACGGCAACCAGCAGAACGGCGGCCAGACCGGGGGCGACGGCTCCTTCTTCTACGAACGCAACCTGGTCAACACGACCAACGACATCGTCAAGAAGTTCGGCACCAAGGTCGGGCCGGTGGATATGCGGGACCAGGCGTCGCAAAACGCACGGGACCGCGCCACGGGAGAGCAGGTTCGGCGAGAGGTGTTGGAGGGCGAACAGCTTCTCGGCGACGAGGACCGTATCGCTCGGGCGCAGGAGAGGCTCGACAGCTACCTCGCCGAGAATGAGGCACAACTCAACCGCCCGTCGAACGCCCTCGGCATCCAGAACGGCTTCACCATCACGCCCGAGCTGCGCGACGCCGCCATGTCTGGCTTCGCCATGTTCCAGCAGAACCGCGGCCAGATCGCCTTCGGCAGGGACATCAGCCAGACCCCCTCCGTCATCAGCCTGCTGAAGACGGCCGACCTCTCCACCTTCCTGCACGAGACGGGCCACTTCTTCCTCGAGGCGACCCTTCACCTGGCAAACATGCCCGACGCCGACGCCGTGTCGGTCGCCGACGCCAACATCCTGATGCGCTGGTTCGCCCCCGACATGACGCTCGAGAAGTGGGCGGGCATGACGCTCGAGGAGAAGACCCCCTACCACGAACGCTTCGCCCGTGGTTTCGAGGCCTACCTCTTAGAGGGTAAGGCACCGAGCACCGAGATGAGGAGCCTCTTCCGCACCTTCTCCTCCTGGCTGAAGAGCGTCTACAAGTCGCTGACCGACCTGAACGTCGAACTGACGGACGACGTCCGCGGCGTCATGGACCGGATGCTCGCCTCGGAAGCGGAGATCGAAGACGCGCACCAGGTCTGGGCCCTCTCCGCTCTCTACGACCAGAAGCCCGAAGGCATGACCGAGGACGAGTGGGCCCGCCTGCAAGCCCTCGGTCGAGACGCCACCGAGGAGGCCGTCGAACAGCTCGAGCGTCGTTCGGTGCGCGACCTGAAGTGGGCGTCTGGAGCCAAGTCCCGCGCCTTGCGGCAGCTGCAGGATGAGGCCGAGGAACTGCGCAAGGCCGTCCGCGCCGAGGTCACCGCCGAAGTCATGGCCGAGCCCGTCAACCGCGCCCGCAACTTCCTGCGCCGCGGCCTGGGCGAAGACGGCGAACCCGTCGAAGGGGCGGCGAAGCTGGACCTGGAGACGCTCAAGGCGCTCTACGGCGAAGAGGGCACCTGGACCAAGCTGCGCCGCGGCGGAAAGTACGGGGAGGTCGGCACGGATGGCCTGCACCCCGACATCGTCGCCGGTATGTTCGGCTACCCGAGCGGCCAAGCCCTCATCGAAGACCTGGTCAACGGCGAGATCGCTTCCGAGAAGATCAAGGGTCTGACCGACCAGCGCATGCTCGAGCGGCACGGCGATCTTTCCGATCCCCAGTCCGTCGACAAGGCGGCCAACGAGGCCGTCGCCAACGAAGCGCGCGTCAAGTTCGTCGCCGCCGAGGAGGCCTACGCCGCCAAGGCCGTCGGCAAGAAGTCGCTGCTGGCAGAAGCCGCCAAGGCCATCGCCGACCGTGTCGTCGCGCGCCTGACCCTCAAGAACCTGAAACCGGCGCAGTACATCTCTGCCCAGATCAGGGCCTCGAGGGCTGCTCGCAAGGCCGCCGCCAAGGGCGACGGCGTCGGCGTGGCAACGGCCAAGCGCACCCAGCTGATCAACCTGCACACCGGCAGGGCGGTGTCTGCCGCCCGCAAGGAGGTCGAGAAAGACCTGCGCCTCTTCGCGCGGATCGTGACGTCCAAGGACGCGACCCTCGCCCGCAGCCGCAACATGGACCTGGTCAACGCCGCCCGCGCGATCCTGGCGAAGTACGGCGTCGGCCGCGTCAAGAACGACGTGGCTGGCTACATCAAGGCCGTGCAGACCTACGACCCCGAACTCTACGCCGACCTGGCCTCCGTCTTCGGAGACCTGGTCAACCCCGAGCGCCCCCTCAACGAGCTGACCTACGGCGAGTACGTCGCCGTTCGCGACGCCGTTCGCCAGCTCTGGCAGCAATCCCGCCAGTCCAAGGTCATCGAGATCGACGGGCAGCAGCGCACCATCGAGAGCGTGGTCGGTGAGCTGAACGCCCAGATGGACGAAGTCCAACCCAACGCCGACGTCGCTGCGCCCGAAACCACCCCCTCGAAGGAGGACCGGCGCGGGCACGAAATCCTGGGCGTAAGGGCCATGCTGCGGCGCGTCGAGAGCTGGGCCCGCGGCGTCGACGTTCGGGTGCAGGGGCCCTTCATCCGCTACATCTGGAACCCGATCTCGGAGGCCTCCGACCGCTACCGCCGGGACAGCGCCGCCTACATGCGCCGCCTGAACGAGCTGATGGAGACGGTGCGCGACGAGATGAAGCCCCGCGACATCGCCGCCCCCGAACTGGGCTTCGTCTTCAAGAGCAAGGCCGTCCTCTACCACGCCATGCTTCACACGGGGAACCTCTCCAACAAGACCAAGCTCCTGCTCGGCTGGAAGTGGGGCAAGAAGAACGAGGACGGCACCCTCGACGACACCCAGTGGCAGGCCTTCATGGATCGCATGCACCGGGAAGGCGTCATCACCGAGCGCGACTGGGCCTTTGTCCAGAGCGTCTGGGACTTGCTCGAGGAAACCAAGCCGGGAGCGCAGCGCGCTCACCACGCCATGTACGGCCGGTACTTCAACGAGATCACCGCCGACCCTGTCGTCACGCCCTTCGGCACGCTGCGCGGCGGCTACGTCCCCGCCCTCACCGAGAGCTACTTCGTGCAGGACGCCATGCTGCGGCAGGGCGAAGACGGCCTCGAGAGCAACTCTGCCTCGCAGATGTTCCCCTCGACCGGCAACGGCTTCACCAAGGGCCGCGAAGAAAACTACACCCAGCCCCTCTCTCTGGAGCTGGGCTTGTTGCCCGCCCACCTCGACAAGGTCGTCAAGTTCACGCACCTCGGCCCCGCAGTCCGCCAAGCCATGCGCCTGTTGAAGAACAGGAAGCTGGCCGCCAGGCTCAAGGCCTTCGACCCGACGGCACAGACCGACCTTCTCCTGCCTTGGCTGCAGCGCGCTGCCAAGCAGACGGTGGAAGCCCAGGGTATTGGCAACGGCGGCAAGTGGGTCGACAAAACCGCCCGCTACCTGCGCGGGACGGTGGGCATGCAGCTGATGTTCGCCAACGTGATCAACACGGCGCAGCAGCTCGTTGGCGGACCCTTCGCCGCGGCTGTGCGGGTCAAGCCCTCCCGTCTGGGGCAGGCCCTCTGGCGCTTCATGCGCAACCCCTCCGAGGTCACCACCGCCGCGACAAACCTGTCGACGGCTCTGGCTGTTCGTATGGACAACCAGATCATGGAGACGCGCCAGAACATCAACGAGATCATCGACCTGGACCCCAACGCCCTGGGCTCCGCGCGCAGGTGGGCCATCCGCCACGGCTACTTCATGCAGTCGGCCGTGCAGAACATCATGGACCCGATCATCTGGACAGCCGCCTTCGACCAGGCGACGTCAGAGGGGCAGTCGACCGCCGACGCCGTCCGCTTTGCCGACAGCGTCCTGCGCGAAACGCAGGGGTCTTGGAACCCGGAAGACGTCTCTCGCCTCGAGACCGGCTCGCCCTTCGTGCGGATGTTCACGCAGTTCGGTGGCTGGGCCAACATGCTGGCCAACCTCAACGCCACGGAAACGCAGATCGTGGCGCGGGGCGTGGGTGTGGGCAAGGGCAAGGGCCGTCTCTTCTACGTCTACCTGATGGGCTTCGCCGCCCAGGCCCTCGTGGGCCAGGCCATCGCGGACTTGATGCGCGGCGGCTGGGACGACGACGAGGAGGACGGCTACCTGGACGAGGCTCTCAACTGGTTCTTCTCGAGCCAGCTCAAGCTCGGCCTCTCGTCGATCCCCATCGCGGGGCCCCTGGCCAACGTCGCCCTCGGCGGCTTCACGGAGGCCCGCTTCGACGACCGTCTCTCCGTGTCGCCGGTGCTGTCCGTGGTCGAAGGGGGCCTGCTCGCCCCGGCATCGGTCTACGACAGCGTCGTCAACGGCGAGAAGTTCAACCGCGCCGACGTCCGCAACGTGCTGACCCTGTTGGGCCTGGTGTCGGGGCTGCCGCTGCTGCCCCTCGCCAAGCCCCTCGGTTACGCCGCCGACGTGGCCAATGGGGACGTCGAGCCGACGGGCCCGCTGGACGCGGCGCGGGGAGCAATCACCGGCGCACCGTCGCCGGGCAGCAAAACGCAGTGACCTTTTCGGTATGTCTAAGGGCCGTTCCTGCTTCTAGGATCGCGCCCGTCCTTCGGAGCTTTTAATCTTGGCCATATCCTCGAGCACCCGCAAGGCCGGGCCGTTTCTCGGCAATGGCGCGACCACGGTTTTCCCGTTCGCGTTCAAGGTCTTCACGTCTGCCGACCTGCGGGTCGTGCGCACCAACGCCCTCGGGATCGAGAGCGACCTGGTGCTCGACACTGACTACACGGTCACGCTGAACTCGGACCAGGACAATGATCCCGGCGGTTCGGTGACGCGCGCTACGGCCCTGCCAACCGGCGAGAGGCTGACGATCACGTCCGACGTGGAGGCGCTCCAACCTCTCGTGCTGACCAACAACGGCGGCTTCTACCCGCGCGTCATCAACGACGCCTTCGACAAGATCACCATCATAGCCCAGCAGCTGATCGAACAGGTTGGCCGCTCGCTGAAGCTGCCGATCAGTTCGACGGCCAGCTCCACTCTCCCCGACCCTATACCGAACGGCATCCTCGCCTGGAACTCGGCCGCCAGCGGTTTCGTCAACATCGATCCTGGCACCTTGGTGACGGTTGCCGCGTATGCGGACGCCTTTGTATCTCTGTTCGACGGCACGGGGAGCCAGACCAACTTTACCCTTTCCGCCGACCCTGGCGTGTTGGCCAACATTGATGTGTCGGTCAGCGGTGTCGTCCAAGTCGGGGGTGAGGACTACACTTTCGTGGGCACCACTTTGGTGTTCACCACTGCGCCCCCCGCGGGCAGCCGCATCCAAGTGCGATACACTCGCGCTTTGCTTCCCGCGGACCTGACCGCCGCCGTCGCCGCCGCCGAGGCTGACCGCGTCGCTACGGCTGCCGACCGCGTCGCTACGGCTGCCGACCGCGTGCAAACGGGACTTGACAGGGTCGCTGCCTCCTCTTCCGCTTCCGCCGCCTCCTCTTCCGCTTCCGCCGCCCAGACGGCCGAGACGAACGCGGAGACTGCGGAGACTGCGGCCGAGGCGGCGCAGGCGGCGGCCAGCGCCTACGCCACGTCGGCATCGGCGTCGGCTGACACGGCCACCCTGGCGGCTTTGGTGCAGGGTATTTGGCCCACGGCGACCCTGTATGTCCCTCGCGGCATCACCGGCCACGGCACCATCACGGGCGGGTCCGGCGGGACGAACGGCACCTTCACCGGCTCGGTCACGGGCGGCAACTTCTCGGTCAATCCGACATTCACGTTCACGGTGTCGGGCGGCGCGCTCACGTCCATCACGATCACGGGGCCGGGCCAATACATCGGAGCCTCGCCGACATCGCCGACTGCTGTCTTCACGGCGTCCGCTGGCCTGACGGGCGCAAGCGCAACCCTGACGACGGACTTCCTTGTGGCTGCGGGGCGGACCTGGTGGGCGAACCACGCGACCGACAGCCTGCTCTACCAACTCTACCAAAACGCAGCAGGCGTGGCGACGATCCAGACCGGCTCTACGCTGGTCAAGGCTCCGACCACCAACCTGACCGACGTTTGGCTCGAGTATGTTCCGGCGCTGTCGTGGGAGACGGCCAACAAATATTTCTTGCGTCCCACCCAGAACGTCTCGCTGACCGGCACCCTGACGCAGTACCGTTTCCGGTGGATCGCTCCGTTCGACTGCGTCACAGGGTCATACAATGTCCACATCGTCAACTATGGCGTAACGCCTGCTGCGGACGGCACCATAACGGCTGGCCAGTCCGTGACTGGTGGCGGGGGTGTAACGACTGGCGACGGCGGGCTCGTCAATGTGCGGGCTACTGATGGCGTCAGCCAAATCGCGGTAGGCGAGGTGGCACAATACAGCGCCCTCCTCATGCAGCGGAACCCTGACCCGGTTGTGGGTTACGCGGGCGCGGCCTACACCTACCACCTGATCGGGGGCACGGACACGATTACCCCCGCGGTGGCTGAGGCCAACGTCGCCAGGGATTACAAAACACCGAAGCCGAGCCGCCCGGTCCACTCTCTGCAGGTGGCTTCCAACTTCTCCCTCATTCGGGTGAAGCTGCACGAAGACCACTACAGCGACATCACCTACGCTAACCAGGGTGACCACCTGAAGATTGGCTACATGAATGTGGCACCGTTCATGGCTCTTACCGATGACTTCTTGGCCCTCAACTCGATGTGGGGTCACATGAAGAACAAGGACATTGAGTTCGGCAACTTTGTCTACAGGGCGCTTGACAGCGGCACTACCGTGGAAACGGGCCTCGTTTGGTCTGCCTTCGAAGCTGTCCTCATCATCGGTGACATGGCCGATGCCGCCGACACGGCCAACCTCGGGACCAACTTCCAGCTCGCCGGTCGAGCGCACGGTCACGTCGTCAACCCGCCGACCACGACGCGCAAGGGCTACCGCAAAGACAGTTCGACCGGAACGCCGACGGCGGCCACGAAGACCAACCCTCTGACCATCACGGTTGGCACCATCACCTCTGCCCAGATCGGGGACCGCATCAAGTGCAGCGGCGCGGTCGGCATGACGCAGATCAACGATGTTTGGTTGACGATTACGGGCCGGTCGGAAGTCGGCAACACGACCGTGCTGACCTTCTCTGGCGTCAACGCCACCGGCTACGGCACGTTCACCTCATGCCCGAACAACATCGAGTGGGAGAAGACGGGCCTTGGGGACGCGGCCATCAACAATGAATGGGCTGGCACGCGTATCGTCCAACAAGCCAGCGGAGAGTTGACCGTTCCCGACGGGACTGTGGCCTGTTCGTTCTCCGACAGCACGACGTTTGAACAGCACGAAGACTACCAAATCCTGCACGAGTGGGCGTTGGACTTCAACGACGCTGTGGGTATCACCCCGGGGACGCGCGCGGGCGGCTACTCCACCATGTGCCCCCTTACCGGCGCTAACCGGGCCGTCGGCTATGTGAACGGCGTTAAAGGTACTGTTCAGGTGATCGACAAACGCGACGGATCGAACACCTCCTTTGGCTATGCCGAGAAGATTGTCGTGTGGAACGTCGACGACCCTGAAGTCCAGCTGGTTATCGAGAACACCGCGGGCGCGGGCTATACGCACTTTGAAGATGGTGTTGGCGTGGCATATGCGGCCAATGTCATCGGTATCAATAACGACTACGGCACCAAACTGTACTGGCCTATCTACCCCGTCTCAACCCCTGTTAGTCTCGCTGGCAAGGTGCTTACGGGTGGCGCTCGTTACAAGTTGGTGCGGGGAACCCCAATCACATGACCCTTCACTCTGACGCCCGCAAGCTGAACTGGGCCATGATCGGCGTCATAGTGACGCTCGGCATTAACTCCGTGATCCTTGTTTTCTGGGGCGGCGGGATCAATCAGCGCGTCGCCAACCTCGAGCGCATCGTCGGCCCTCTCGCCGACGGCACGCTGGCGCGCCTGGACGAACGCACCGCGGCCATGCAGAAGCAGCTCGACCGCATCGAGAAGCGGGAGGGCGCGTGACTGACAACCAAGACCCCCTCCCCGAACCGTCGTTCCTTTGGCGTCGCTGGGTCACTGTCGGCTACGTCGTCTCGACCACGGCCCTGCTGGTCGGCATCATCTGGAAGCTCAGTGAAGGCGGGCCTCTGCGCGACGTGGCCCTGGCCTTGATCGGTTCGCAGGCCTTCTTTGCCCTCCTCTACATGGGTGGTGCGTCGGCCGCCGACCTCGCCCGCATCGTCGCAAGCTGGAAGAAGCCATGACCTACGCTCTCGGCGCTCAATCCAAGTTCCGCCTCCGCGGCGTCCACCCCAAGCTGGTGGCCGTCCTCGAGCTGGCCATCCAGCACACCGAGCAGGACTTCATGGTCCTCGAGGGCGTCCGCACACCGGCACGTCAGGCCGAGCTTTTCGCCCAGGGCCGCACGAAGCCCGGCAACAAGGTGACGTGGACCCTGAAGTCGAACCACTTCGTCAACCCGGAAACGGGCTTCGGCCACGCGGTCGACATCGTGCCCTACCCGGTGGACTGGAACGACCTCAACAAGTTCGACGACATGGCCGCCGCCGTCTTCGGCGCGGCCAAGAAGCTGGGCACCACCATCCGCTGGGGCGCTGACTGGGACCGCGACGGCAAGCCGCGCGAGAAGGGCGAGAGCGACAGCCCCCACTTCGAGCTGGTGCTATGAAGAACCCCCTCCCCCTTCGCACCTGGCTGATCCTGGCGGCCGTTGTCGTCGCCGTGCTGTCCCTGCTATCGTGGCGGGGGGCATGCACCTCGGCCGACCAGGCCAAGGACCAAGCCACCATCGCCGACGCGCGCACCGCGACGGCGACCGAGACCTTTGAGATCACCGTCAACAACGCGGCGGCCGACGCCGCCACACAGACCCAGGTACAGGAGGCCCAAGATGCGGTACGCCAAGCTGATCCTGCTGACCGCGAGCGCGTTGCTCGTCAGCAGCTGTGCAAGCTCCAGGGTGGCAGCGCCTGCTGAAGGCTGCTCGGTCTTCGGCGAGGCCATCTTGGGCAACGTCGTCGGCCACGCTACCCTCGCCGACAGCGGCGTGCCGCTGGACGACTGGCGCAACTACGCCCTCGACGAGACCGGCCGCCTCACGCAGTCGGAGCGCGACAAGAAGGACGGCCTGGCCGTCATCAAGCTGTGCGAGGCGCGAGACCAGCGTGCCTACCGTGCCATCAACGCCCCGTGGTATGCCTTCTGGGCCCGCTGAAAGAACGAGATCATGACCACCTTCGTCCCTCAGTCCATGCTCGCCGAGGACTATCCGACCGCCGCTGAAGTCGTGGCGCTGGCCAACATCATCGCGCCCATCGGCACGGTGATCGACTACGCGGGCGCAGCGGTGCCGAGCGTGGTGCAGGGCGTGACCTGGGTGTTCCCCTACGGCCAGGCCGTCAGCCGCACGACCTACGCCACCCTCTTCGCGCGCCTCAGCACGGCCTACGGTGTCGGCGACGGCACGACCACCTTCAACCTGCCCGACTACCGGGGCCGGGTGGGTGCTGGCCAGGACGACATGGGCGGCACGTCGGCCGACCGCCTGACGGCCGCGGCGTCGGGCCTCGACGGCGACGTCCTCGGCGCGACCGGCGGCAGCGAACTGCTGCACGGCCACGTCCACGCGGTGACCATCACGGACCCGGGGCACACCCACACCGTCCAATCCCGCCAAGACGACACGCCGAACACCGGGATCGCGGGCGGGGCAAGCACGGTTACGGGTTCCGAAACGACGGGCAGCTCGACGACCGGCATCACCGCCGCGGCCACGTCGACGGGCGGCGGCTCGAGCCAGAACGTGCAGCCGACGATCATCGTGAACAAACTGATCCGGGTGCTCTAAAGAAAAAAACCCCGGCCGCTGGGAAGGACAAGTAACCAGCGGCCGGGGCTTTGGTCGTGACTGGCTCCGCGAAGGGCCTTGTCACTCATCCCACGGCCCCGTCTCCCGGGAGGCCGTGAGGTCAGCGGCTATCCTAACACAAGTCGGTGCTAGATCAAACCCAAAGCCGACAGATACAGGTCGAGGATCGCCTCTTCCTCTTGGCGCTTGGCCTTGTCCATCTTGCTGATGCGAAGCACCTTGCGCAGGGTCTTCACGTCATAGCCCTCGCCCTTGGCCTCGGCGAAGACCTCCTTCATGTCGGCCATCACGGCGGCCTTGTCCTCGTCGAGGCGCTCGAGGCGCTCGATGATGCCGCGCAGGCGGCCCTGCGCGTTGTCGTTCAGCCTGTCGGGGCTGGCGTCGAAGTATGCGTCTTCGGTCATGTTTGCCTCTTCATGGCGTCGAGCATGATCTGCTGGACGCTCCTCTTGGTGGTGAGCCGGTCTAATACGAGTTCATCCACGGTGCCGGTGGCCAGGATGTAGTGGACGTAGACGGCGCGCTTCTTGCCCGCCTGCTGTTGGCGCATCGGGCCGACGCGCTCGATGATCTGGTCGTGCTCCTCCAGGTTCCAGTTCAGGCTGAAGAAGGCGACGATGTTGCAGTGTTCCTGCAGCCCGTCTACTCCGTGGCCGAGGCTGGCCGGATGGGCAAACCAAACTCGACCCTCGCCTGCCTTAGCGCGGCGCAGGCCAGCCGACGTCGACAGGTCGATGCCTGCGGGGAAGGCTCGCTGCAGTCGCTCGAGGTCGTGCCGGAAGTTATAGGCGACGAGAACTGGTGCTCCTCCGCTCTCTTCGACCACACTTTCCAGGGCGTCCAGTTTGGCTCCGTGGACTTCGTGCCAGGCCTTGTTCTCTTCGTTGTCATAGACTGCTCCGTTGGCTATCTGCAGGCACTTGCCGGATCGGGCGGCGGCGTTGACGGCCTCGATGCCGACCGCCTTGATCTCGGTCCACATCTTGCGCTCCATCTCGCGGTACTGGGCCCGGGCCTTGTCTGGCAGCTCGACCCTGATCTCGTTGAACAGGGGCTTCTCGACCGGCACCTCGGTGGTCAGGCAGATGTCGCGGATCGCCGTCTCGATCTGCTCCTGCGCGAAGGGCAGGGGGTCGATGCTGAAACCGTCGAACGACTTCTGGAACCACCGCTCCTTGAAACTCTCGAAGGTACGGCCCAGACGCTGGCCAGCGTCGAGGAACCAGCCCTGTCCCCACAGGTCTTGCAGCCCGTTCGGCGACGGCGTTCCCGTCAGGTTGATCCAGCGCGGCGTGCGGTGTGCGACGCGGCCCAGGGCCCTGGCCCTGGTCGATCCGCCGCCCTGGTAGTAGGTCTTGCCGGTGGTCGCATGCGTGCGGAAGCCGCCGCGAAAGCTCTTCAGCTTGGTGCTCTCGTCGGCGATCACCAGGCCGAAGGGCCAGTCGCCGTCCAGCTTCTCGAGCAGCCAGGGCAGGTTCTCATAGTTGATCGTGGCGAGAGGCGAGCCGCCCCTTCGCACACGGCCGAGAGCTGCCAGCCTTTGGGCGGGCGTGCCGAGGATCGTGTCGACCTGCCACCCCGCGCAGAAGTCCCACTTCCTGACCTCGTCGGGCCAGGTGTGCTCGGCCACCCGCTTCGGCGCGATGACCAACGCGGGCCGGGTGACCTCGCCGCAGAGGTGGAGCAGGTCGAGGGCGGCCAGGGTGGCCGAGGTCTTGCCGGTGCCCATCCCCGCCCACTGGCCAGCACGAACGACCTCGCAGGCGTGGTCGATCATGGCCGGTTGCCAGGGCCTGGGAGTGTAGGCACGGCTCACTGGCCAGCCCGCCAGATCGCACCGATCACCATGTTGCGGGTGAAGGCGGGCCCGAACTCGCGCGCGATCTCCGACGAGGAGCGGCCCTCGGCTCGGAGGGCGACGGCCCTGGCCACGCGCTCGGGCGTCCATGCCTGCCGGGCTACTGCCTGTCCGTTTCGGCGAAGGCCGAGCGTCAACCTCTTGCGCTGCACCGAGCTGGCGCTGCGGCGCAGGCGCTTGCCTATGTCGGCGTCGCTCGCGCCGACCTCGAAGGCCCGCTCCAGACGGTCGACCTCGGCGGCCGTCCAGTCCCGCCGCCAGCACCAGAGGCCGCCGCGCATGTACATTCTGTCGGTCATGCTGTCATTCTCGTTATGTAGGCGTCGACAGCTTCGATGCTGTCGAGGGTGTAGACCGCGCAGCCCATGCTGCGCAGCTTCTCGTGTTCCCGCTCCTGGTGCGGGTCGGGCTTCTTGCCGGGGGCCTTGAGTTCGACGAAGTCGACCTGCGGCCACGCGGCGTTCCACGCTTCCGCGGACCAGATCACCAACCGATCCGGCGCGCCGCGGTGCCCCGGCCAGATCATCTTCCTGACCAGCGCCCCGGCGGCTGTCGCCTTCTTGCGCAGGTGCGCTTCGACTGTGCTCTCTCTCATTTCCTGTACCTCTGTCCTTCCCAGCCGGAGGCGGCGAGCGGGAGGCCCGTCGCCCAGGGGGGTACGGTCGACATGATGGCACTCAAGCGTTCGCTTGTAAACTGCCCGCTGTCGATTGTCTCCGTGACCAGCTCATCGTGAACGGTCAGCGTGATCTCGAACCCGGCCGCCTCGGCCTCGGCCATGTTGTGCGCCAGCACGTCGCGAGACCCGCCCTGTGTGGCGTTCTCGATCAGCTTGCCGCCGTAGGTGTGCAGCCGCTCCCATTTCCGGGTGTACTGGTTGACCCCCATGTACGTCAGCTTGCCCTCCTCGACGGCCACGCCGGGGTAGCAGAGGCAACGGCCAGAGGGGAGGCGCATGCGCAGCCAGCTGCCGTTGCGCTGGAAGACCAGCTTGCCACCGGCCGCCTCGACCCGCAGGCCCGGCTGCTCGGCGGCGCGGATCGCGGCGCGCTCGGTCTCGTACCATAGCTCGACGATGTGCTTGTTCTTCTTGCGCCAAGCCTTCACGATCTCGAGGGCCCGGGCGTCGGACATCTCCAGCCCGTAGATGCGGGCCATCGCCTGGAACGCGCCGACCGCACCCTGGTAACCGCAGGCCAGCTCGGGCACCTTGCCCTGCGCCTGGCGCTGGTCGTCGGTCACGTCCTCGACCTTGATGCCGAGGACTTCGGCAGCGCCGACGTGATAGAGGTCGGGCCCGGCGCGCTTGTGCTCCAGCTCCCCCTTCTTGTTGACGAACAGCGTGGGCGATCCGTCGCCGTTGAAGAGGAAGGTGTCGAAGGCGCGGAAGGCTTGGAGCTTCCACTCTTCACCGGCCAGCCAGGCCAGGAACCGGCCCTCGATGTTGGCCAGGTCGGAGGACACCATCTTCTTGCCGGGCCCGACGGTCAGAGCACCGCGCGTGCAGTTCGCCGCCGTGTTCATGACGTTGTCGTAGACCAGGTCCGCGCAGTCCGCGAGGAAGGCCTCGATGGCGTCGAGGATGGCCTGCTGCTTCAGCGTCGGGCGCATCAGGTTCTGGGGCTGGAAGAGGCGGCCAGCCCACCGGCCGGTGCGCGCAGCTCCGCAGAACTGGAGCGTGCCGCGCAGCCGCCCGTCGCTCGACGTCCCCCGCAGGAGCGTCTTGTACTTGGCGGTCGACGACACCGTGGCCATGAGCCTGATGCGGAGCAGGTCTTTGACGGGCTCTGGCAGGTTCTCATCGGCCAGTCGCCGCTCGAGCGTGCCCTTCTGCATGTCGGGCAGGTCGACGCCGAACTCGCCGAGCAGGTACTTCAGGAAGGCGTCGCGCTGGGTGGTGCTCTCGAGCCCCTGCCCCGTCTCCGGGTCGAAGCCGGTCAGCTCCTGCGTCTTCGCCTTCAGCCCCCTCTTGGCCAGGTCCGTCGCGCGCACGGCGGCCTCGGCCAGGTCCAGGTCGACGGCCACACCCCGGTCGTTGATCTTCTGGTCGAGCACCCACAGGTCGCGCTCGCGCTGGTTCCCGGGGTAGTTCCACTTGGGCATCCGCTTGCGCACCTCGCGCATCGAGATGATGTCGGAGCCAGCGTAGTCGAGGAACCGCTGCCACTCGATGGGGTGGGTGTGGCGCGTCGCGCGCCGGACCTTGGAGGTCTTCGGTCTGGGCTTGCAGAAGAGCTGCACCAGGGCCTTGCCAGCCTTGTGCTTCGACAGGTCCATCGGCACGCCGAGGATCGAGCAGAGGGTGTCGAGCGAACCGGGCAGGCTGTGAGCGAGGGCCTGCACCATCGTGTCCCAGATGCGCTCGAGCGGCATCTCGTAGCCCCAAGCGTGGCGCAGGACCGTGCGGTCGAAGGCCGAGTTCTGCCAGACCTGCTCGTCGGCGGTGTCGGCCGCAGCCATGGCGGCCTTGACCTTCTCCTCCCACCCGGGCCGGGTGCAGTCGATCACCTCGACCGGCCCCTCGTCGAGAGCCCAGGCGAAGACCGTGATCTCGACGTCCTCTGCGTAGCGGTGGAGGCCGTGGGCGAGGGGCGTTTCGCAGTAGGTCTCCGTGTCTCCGTAGAAGGTGGTCACGACTTCCACTTCGCTTTCTGGCGGCTCCGCAGGCGGGTCCACTCCCAGCCGAAGGCCGCTTTGGTAACACCACCGGCCGCGTTCTGGATGGCCTTGACCCACTTCGGGCTGCGCTCACCCGTCATGCAGCGGGCGGCGTCCGTGAGCGTGGCGAAGATCAGCACCTGGTCGCCGCGCCGCGCTTCGACCGCTGCGTCCTCGGGAAGGACGTCGATGTAGTAGCTGCGGGGTTCGGGGATGTCGGGCGTGCTGGAGAAGGTCGAGCTGCCCTTGCCCCGACCGCGCACTTCTGGCCGCAGGCCTACGGCGCGCTGCTCATCGGTCGAGCCTTCGATCCGGTAGCGGTTGTCCTTCTCGATCAGTGCCTGGCGCAGCGCCTCGGCGCGGGCCAGCCTGTCGGGGTGCGGGTCGCCGGTCATCTCGGGGGGAAGGGGCGTGCCCGGGCGGCGGTCGCTGGCGGCGCGGGCGAAATAGTGGAAGGGGGCGGGGCCCCCCGGCGCAGGGTCGGCCCGCGCACGGTCGAAGACGGGAGTGTCGCCGCCGCCGCTGGCGAGGGGGGTCGTGTCGGGCAGCGCAAGGCCCTTCTGTTGCCAGTTACGGCGGGCGGTGTATGTCGCCTGTGATTTTCTCATGTCTCTTGTCCTTCTAGCAGATCGGGGCGGCCCGGGAGGACCGCCCCTTCTCTTTGCTACGCCAGATCGTCCGCGTCAACACCGTCTGTGATGTCGTCGAAGTCGTCAGCCGAAGCCGGTGCGCCGCCCGAGAAGGCGTCGCCGTCGCTGTGGAACTGCAGGCCCTTGAGCTGGGCGCGGATGCCACGGCCCCACTTGTTGTCCTGCGCCCAGAACTCGACCTGGATGACCGCCTTGCAGCCCGAGTAGGGGCGGCCGTCCGACTGGACCAGAGGGGTCTTGTCCCGGTCGATCAGCAGAGGGCGGGTCGACGTCTTGGCCGTGACGTAGAACATGTCCTCGAAGCCGTCGTAGGCGTCGCCGTCCTTGTTCTTGTAGGGCTCCTTGACGAAGCCGACCTCTGGCTTCTTGCCGGTCTTGACCAGGTTGTCGAAGACCTGTTGGGCCTTGGCCCCCCACTTCTCCTTGGCCACGGCCAGCATGGCCTCGTCGAGCTTCTTGACCGTGGCCTTGTCGGCCGGGTCGACGA